GGCGTCCAAAACAGCGCGGATAGCGTGCGTCTCGTCATGGTGGACGCCGTCCGAGAGGTCTTCCCAGGGTGTTTCGCGGCCGAGGCGTTCGCAGGCGGCCTTGTAGTGAATCCGTGCCAGCCGTTCCACCAGTGCGGGATCATGGGCGGTCATCAGTTCTCCTCGTAGGGGTTTGGTGGGTCAAGGTGGTCGGGGTAGCGGAATCCCTTGGGCTTGCGGATCGCGCGGGCCAGGAACAACGCCAGGACCAGCAGGGACAGGGCGGTGATCAGGAGGCTCATAGCGCCGCCGCATCGAACAAGGCATCGTCCTCGGCGGGTTTTTCGTCGTCCACCGCAGCGAGGTTCTGAATGGCCTGCTGGTAGTAAGACGGTTTCAGCTCTGCTCCGATGCCAACCCGGCCCATCTGCGCCGCGGCGTACACCTCGGACCCGACGCCCATAAACGGGGTGAGTACCCTCTCTCCTGGCAGCGTCCGCAGATCGAGATACCGTTCGATCACATCCAACTGCAGTGGGTGAACGTGCTTCTCGTCGTCCTCATCCCTGGCGTCACGGAATGGCAGCACCCGATCGAGCCGGATGTCGTCCCACACGCTCGACGCATACCGGCGCCAGATCCAATGCGAGTACCGGTTTGTCTTCTGGTCGCCGTCCATGCCTCGGAACTTCAGTAGGTCGGCGGGGATCGGCTCAGAGCCGGCGTACCCGTTGGTCAGCCCGAACGGGTGCGCAATCGGCACACCTTCGCCGGGCTTGCGGAAGATCAGCAGCTCGTCAGCCGAAGCAACCCCGCCATTGGCTGCGTTGTCGCAGATCGTCTTGTGGGAGAGGTTCTTCTGCATCGTTCGGTTGCGAACCGCCAGCGGCTCTTTCCAGATTGCGTGCCGGGCCACCCACACCCACCCAGCCTTCTGGTGCGCGCGGATCACGTCGCCGGGGAAGTCGATCAGGCCATCGCGGCCGCCGCCGGTGTTGCCGGTTGGGACCGGGGCTGCGTGAACTCCCGACGTGCGACCTGGCATCGTCACGCGGAATTTCTCCTCGATAATGAACCCGTAGTGCTCCCAGAACTCTTCGTAGGTGCGGGCGTTCGACAGGTCGCGGTCGTTCGAGCTGTACTGGTACAGGCCGGAGAATGGCGGGCTGTAGATCGACCCGTGGATCGAGTCGTCGGGCAGCATCCCGAGGATGTCGATGCAATCGCCGTTGTAGATTGCCCACCTGTCGGTGATGTCTTGGGCGAGAACGCCAGCTACGCAGTCGATGTCAGCCATGGGGGCAGGCTCGCTTTCTGGTTGTAGTTGCGGTGTGGGTCGATGGATTGGGCGTGGTTCATGTGGGCGACGAGCGCGTCGAACATGCGGTCGGCGGCGGCGGCTTTGCGTTGCAGGTTGGCCAGGACGCGTGATCCGCCCTCGGTGGTGATCACATCGATGGTGACGGGTTGGGTTTGGCCGAACCTCCACATGCGGCGGATCGACTGGTACCACTGCTCATAACTGTGCGATGGGAAGTAGGTGGCCCGGTGGGCGTGCTGCCAATTGAGCCCCAGGGACGCCAGTTTGGGTTTGGTGACCAGGAATGGGATCTCGCCGCGGGAGAACGCCGACAGCTTCTCCTCCTTGGCGTACGGGTCATCCGATCCGGCCAGCTCGACGGCACCGGGGATCAACTTCGTCAGCACCGAGGATTCGTCGTTGAGGTGGCACCACGCCACCCCCGACGCCGCATCGGACAGGGAGGCCGCGGCGGCTTCGCAGCGCTCGGTCAGGGTGCGCCGGTTCTCTTCCCGCTCTTCCCGGAGGCCCACCGCAGGCACGTCGAACAGAACACCTTCGGCGGCCGACTGTGGCTCTGCCAGGTGCTCGCGGACCACCAGTTCGGGCAGGTCGTGGCGGTCGTCGGAGAATCCGTAATCGGACGGCTTGCGAATGGCCCGAGCCCACGACGCCACCCACTGCCAGAACGGCACCTCAGCGTGCCCTTTCATGCGCCACTCGATCGCCGTGCCGCCCATTGACCGGCCGCGAGAGGACACCGAACGGTTGTCGTTGACGAAGAACCGGGTCAGCATGTCCATGTAGCCGAGGCCGCCCAACGCCTCGGAACTGGTGCCGAGTTCGGTGTAGTCGTTCGGAGCGGCCGTGGCAGTGCACAACAGCCGGTACTGGATGAGCCGCATGAACTCCGTGACGGCGGCTCGCGTGGTGCCGTCGAACGATTTCAGGATGCTCGACTCGTCGCACACCACCCCGCCGAATTCGTACGGGTCGAACTTGGCGAGCTGCTCGTAGTTCGTGATCGTGATCGCCGCCGCGACTTTCCCATTGCGGGACAGTGCGGCGTCGTGCCCGAACTTGTCGGCCTCCGTGGCGATCTGGAACCCAACGGCCAGTGGTGTCAGGAACAGCACGGGCTTGCCGGTGTGTTGGTGCACCTGGTCGGCCCACGCCAAAGCCATCGGAGACTTCCCGAGGCCGCAATCGGCGAACAGTCCGCCGCGGCCCTGTCGTACTGCCCATTCCACTAGGAGTCGCTGGTAGTCGAACAGGTGCCCCGGCAGTTCGGTGGGCTCGAATCCGCCGGAGTCCGCGAGCTGCGCTTTCCTTGCCAGGAACTCTGCGTACGGTTTCATGCGTCCTCCCATTCCCCGCAGGTGGCGGTGCGGCTCATCACCCGCGCATCGCATTCCGCCGGTCGCTCCCCGGCGTGTGGCCCACCGACAGCGGTGAACTCGACAACCATCACGACGCCACCTCCAACGCCGCCACATTGAGCAGCCACCGCAAAGCGGCCACGGCCTGCTGCGGAACGACACCGTTGCCGATGATCCGCAGCGCGTCGTTGCGGGAGATGCCGGGAACAGCGGTGACCCAACCGGCCGGCCAGCCCATCATCCATTCGGAGAAGGCGGGGTTGAGGCGTGGTTTTCCGTTGCGGTTCGGTTCGGTGGGCGATGGCGCGGGGCCGACGATCTGCTCCCAGCGTGCAATGGCGGGCGCGTACCTGCCCCAGTGGGTCGAGTCAACAAGTATGTAGTCGATCAACTGACGGCTGTGCCCTTCCCGCCGTTCGGGGTGCTGCCCGCCGCCGCTACCGTCAGATGCGTTCGGCGTGGGAAGGAGTTCGCCGTTGCCATAGGCGCGGGCGACACCGGGTAGCAGCAGTTCGCCGCCTCGGTTGCCGGATCGCGTCAGGTGCCCACCACCCCCGTCAGCTGCGCTCGGCGTCGGCAGCAGTTCTACAGGTCCATCACCGCTGAGGGCAGCATCAGATCCCCCGACGAACCCCACTGATTCGGGCCGCCATGCGTCCCATCCGTGGCCCGAGGTGTCGGTAGCCAAGACGAAGATTCGCTCTCGCCTGTGTGGTGCTCCGACGTCGGAAGCTCGTACGCTGCACCACTGCGCGTCATACCCTGCCTCGGCCAGGTCTCCGAGAACGGAACCGAACCCCATAGACCGATGTCCGGCCACATTCTCCAAGACGACGAATCGGGGTCGTACTCGGCGAATTGCCTCCGCGAAGTGGGGCCACAAGTGTCTCTCATCCTCAGTTCCTTTACGTTGACCGGCAGCGGAGAACGGCTGGCACGGGTAGCCCCCGCACATCACATCCACCGGAGTGACCGTGTCCCAGTCGATTGCGGTGACGTCTCCCAGGTTGGGGACATCAGGGAAGCGGTGGGCCAGGACTTTCGACGCGGCGGCATCCACTTCGGAATGCCACGCCACCTTGCCGCCGAACACCTCCGTGACGGCCCTGTCTAGGCCGCCAGCACCGGAGAAAAGGGAGCCGAGTTTCATCACGCCACCCCGTGCTTGTCGAGGATGGCCAGGACGTCAGCACGCCGCAGCAGATAGCGGGGCTTACCGTCCCGCCGTTGCGTCAACTCACGAATCTCGCTGCAGGCCGCCACAGCCCCCGTCACCCGGTCCGCCGCACCCAACACCACCTCAACACCCGACCGGGCAGGCACATCCGGCCACTCACCCACAGGCTGCTCACTCATCGTCATCACCCCCGTCGAGGTAGGCGAACGGCGGCCTGCCCGACCGGAGCCGTTCGAGCACCCGGAGGTGGCCGCGCATTGCGTCCTCCTCGGTGGAGTAACGCTCCATCTCGTTGTTCCACGGTTCGCCGAACGTCATGGTCCCGAAGATGACCGGAGGGCCAGCGAAGTGCTGATGGTCCAGGCCGAGCCACACTGTCGAAACGATGATGTCTCCGAGCACTGTTCGGGCGACCCGTTTCTCGGAGCCCCACTTATACTTCTGGCCGTGCTTCTTGGTGTCGTACCAGTCGTCCGGCATCGACTTACCGTCCCGGTCGTAGTAATCGGTCATTCCCCGCTCACCATCCCCTCCAACGTGGGCTGCGAATCCAACTCCGCCGCCGCCTCTCTCGCATCATCAAGCCGCGTGAACACAGCCCCACCCGGCGCAACATCCAACAACGGCAACGAGTCGTGCCCTTCTGCGTTCAGCAGGAACAGACCGTTCTTCATCCGCTCTATCCGGTACACAGCCCGGT